ATTGGTAAATGTCAAACTACCAATCAATATATTCTTTTGAACACATACATTCACGCAACGCTCATCAACAGGTTTTTTATGATGATATAAGTTATCATTTTGAGATAAATAGATTTGTTCATCTGGTTTTAAATCTCCATAAATAGTCACACCAAGATCTACTATTTTTTGCCTGATTACAGAACGTCCAAAATCCGAGTATTTTGTTATTTCATGATATTCGTTATCTGAAACATATGGAACTCCCACCAATAATGGAAAATCATATACGCCGTGCTTTACATCACCGTCACATTTTTGTGATTTGTTATGATTATCTGATGCGATCACATATTCATCATAGAATTGCATAATCCGGACAAAACTATTTGGCACTGTAATTGCCATTGCTGATTTAGAAGTTACAAATTGATTAAAGTTATACTTTATTTTGATTTGTCTAGGTAACAAGCGACTATACATATTCCTTTATTGTATTGATAACTATAGTGTATATCATACATATCATACATAAATCGTTTTCTCCATTTAACATCTAAATTCTATTTAACATCTAACTATCTAGTTATTAAATTATTAGATTATTTATGGAATGAGCAAACAGTCAATACCTCCATTGAACCTTTCTATATAACGCGAATACTTTAGCTCTTTCATACAAAATTCTCTTACATCAAATTTGCTTTGATTAGCATACTGTGGATAGTTTCTACACACATTATTATAAAGACGCTCTCCATACTTCTGGTTGTCTTCATAATATACAACTGGGCGATTCTTAGCAAGTGTGTTTAAACCTCTTGAAAATATAAAATTCTCTGAGCCCTGCGCATCACAGTGTATATATCCAATATTATCAATATTCATGTTATCAATAGTTGTCACTCCAACTTGCTCTCCATTGCTTCCCAAACCAATACCACCGAAATTACATGCTCTATTGTTTTCTTCAGTATAACGTTTTAAGACGTTGCCACCACCACCATCTAGATCAATGCCATTCATCACAGCAGTTCCATCATAACAAAACACTCCTAAGTTATATGGTTTCACTTTCGCAGTTAAACCATTCTGTTGTATATTCCTGACAAGTAAATTAAACATTACCTTTTGGGGCTCATAGACATAAACCATAGAACCTTCATCCAAAAATGATGCATAAAGAATCGTTGATGTTCCACAATGTCCACCAATCTCCAAAATGTTTCGCTTCGGATTTACATATTCTTTTAGCTTCAATAATGTGTCTTCATCCCAATAATTCCCTCTCCTGAAGCTATCACCAATATATATTTCATTTTGCAACAAGCTTACCAAACCATACTTTGTACGAAATGTGTTCATAATTACCGAAGAACTTACAGATACAAAATACAATATAGAACTACTTATATTATAATTAGGTCTTTATTGTTATTTTCATCTCATTATATCATTTTGGACATCGTTTGGCATTTTGTTAAACTTCAAATACCGATTAACGATGTGAATATTATATAAGGGATATATATTGATGTTAATTGAGTTGGATAAGATAAAGGAAGCGTTACTAACGAATCATATAACGGTAACTGGTAGTTTACATTTAGGAGCACACGATTGTGAAGAGTTGCCATTTTACGAACAGTTAGGACTACAAAGGAATGACATTATATGGGTAGATGCTATCCCTTCAAAGGTAAATAATGCAATTCGTAGAGGTATACCAAATGTATACAACGCAGTTGTCACTGATCGTGATGATAAAGAAGTATTATTTAACATTTCGAATAATGGTCAATCTTCTAGTGTGTTAGAATTCGGTACTCATTCAAAAGAACATCCTTGGGTTAAATATGTAGGTCAAATAAAGCAAAAGAGTGTAACAATAGATACATTCTTCGCGAGAAACAATCTTGATGCATCTAAGTATAATTTTTGGAATTTTGATATTCAAGGTGCAGAGCTAATGGCATTAAAAGGAGCCACAAAATCTATAGAACACGCAAATGCTCTATATCTTGAAGTTAACGAAAGAGAATTATATAAGAATTGTGGATTAATTACAGATATTGATGAATTTTTATCAAAACATAACTTCAAAAGAGTTATTACCAATATGACATCACACGGATGGGGTGACGCTTTGTATATTCTCAATAAATAAATGATTAAATAAGTTGTTGACAGATACGATAAAATATAATCACCACATACAATATATAATGAACGGAGGAACTGCTTATGGTATTCTTGCTTTCTACGGTATTCTTTCTATGATTACTGCTGCCATTGGTCATTTTGTGATGGGTAAGCCTGGTTTTACATATGGTTACATCGCTGGTTTGCTAATCTCTGTTTGGCTGTGGTTTTCATATGGAAAGCCTATGTCAGGAATGTAAGTAAAGTATATAATTTACAATATTCCACACACAAACGCAAATACAAATTGATAGTTTTAGATATTATCTTTATCTATCAAAAAATTGATTCATTTATATAACATCTAACGTCTCGCATCCACAAAACATTTAAAGTCAACGAATACAATACAATATGTTGCAGATTGCACCAAGTTTACAAGTTCTAGAAAACTCACAAATGACAGAAGTAGATGCTAATGATAATAACATTACAATAAGTAATCAAATACCGAAACCAAATACAATTTATAATGAAGACTGTGTAGAATATCTCAAACGTTTACCAGATAAAATGATAGATTGTGTTATACTTGACCCACCATATTTCAATGTTGTGAACGAGAAATGGGACAAGCAATGGAAATCTTTAGATGAATATTTACAATGGATTGATAGTCTGCTAGAACACCTGAACCGAGTATCAAAATACAGTTGTAGCATGTGGTTGTTTGGCTATGCATATCAATTAGGATATATCATTCCTATTGCTGAAAAACATGGATTCAGTTATCGTCAACACATTACAATTGATAAAGGTATGAAGTCGGTTGCTGGAAGGACTAGTTCAAAACTGAAGATGTTTCCAACTGCAACTGAATATGTTATTTATTTCCACAAAGAAGCTAGGCCATTCCTACGTGATTATCTGTCTAGCTTACAAGTTAAGACTAAAAAGACATCAAAAGAAATCAATATGCACCTTGGTAAAGCATCAAATGGCGGTGGTACTTGGTCTAGTATAGCTGGAAAGAAGCAGAAAACACTTCAATATCCAACTCGCGAAGACTGGGATAAACTACAATTATTATTTGGCAAATTTGACATTGAGTATGATGATTATGTTTTCAGTTTCAATATTGAAAATGGGTTGACAGATGTTTGGAATGACATAGACTTCTACGACAAAACTTATAAGAAATTACATCCAACCCAGAAACCTTACAAGTTAATAGAAAGATTGATTAAGTGTAGCACAAATGAAGGAAAGAACGTCTTAGATGTCTTTATGGGTAGTGCGATGACGGCTAAGGTTGCAAAAGAATTAAACCGCAATTATTATGGATGTGAAATTGACCGAACATATTATATGAAAAACTTGTTAACACCATAAACACACTAAACACAATAAAAACTTACCTTATTTTTCTTGTGTTTCTCACAATTGTATCCGCTTTCTTTTACAATATTTAACTTTACTTTCTTGTTACTTCTCCTCTTGCTTTGCCGTGTGCTTTCTTTCGCGGTTGCAACATATGTTTGACTTGTTCATAATCCAATTGTAGTTCATCCTTTTTTGATTTATCGTCAAGTGAAAGCTGACTCAATAAATCAGTAAGTTCATTCTTTCGGAATACATTTCCACCTGTGTTTGGGTTTTTCAAAGGCACTCGCTCGATACTTGTATTTTCAATGTTGTAATATGTCTCAGTGATATCACCGTGCATATTAATTGTTAGATCCATAAGACGAATGGGTCCAGATGCATACCAGTCATAGCTAAAGGGCAAGAAGTTACACGTATCAGCTTTTCCATTTTCATTTTGCGTCTTGATGTATTCATGGAAATACTCGTTGTCAGTCATAAACTTGAATGCTTGAAAATGGATAGTGTTGTTACACTCATCATACTTGCTGACAAAGATAATGGTTTCTTTAATGAGATGCCCATACTGGATATGGGCTTTAGCTGAGATTCCAGCACGACTGTCATTTTTCAACGCAAAATCTTTTGAGCCACAATAGATGCATTCTTCTTGGAATCGCGGTGCTTTCTGCCCACATTTATCACAAGCTTTAGAACCATCAAGCGAAACGAATTTGATTTCTCTTGCGGTAATGAGCTCTTTGGTCTCTGGATCAATGACTTTGTTGTCAAAGGAACATCCGCCTTTGCTTGCAGAGCCGATTGAACCAGGAAACATTAGTAGTGCAAGATACTCGCCAAATTCACCAAGGCCCTTGAAGGCAAATGGGAAGTTCAGACGCATAGTCTTTTCACGGACTATGTTGACTGATTCCATCATAGCCCAGGTCTTGATGGCACCATACAATTTTTGTTTGACAACATCAATTTCTGGTGTAGGCGCAGGTTCAGATGCAGATTCAGGTTCAGGTGCTGATGCCAATTCTGGTGCCAATTCTGGTGCAGGTAAGGCATCAATCTCTTTGATAGTTACTTCTTCAGACAAAGAAGTCTGGTTGGTCTCGTTATTGATGGACGACATTTGGATTGCGGGTTTTGGAAGACTTTAGACTTAAGTTTTGGATGTCATCCCCTTGGAGCGAAAAAAGCTCTTCAATTTTCTCAAACCACAACATAGCATAGAAATAAAATAGATACACAACATAGAATATACTAGTCAATGCCAGAAAACGATTTCAATAGCTATCAATGTTATATTGCGAGAAAGCGAAATGCCAATAACTGTGTTATCAATACACCTTCTGGTAAAAATGTAACTTGCTCTTCTGAAGGTGTCTATATCCAAACGTTATACTGTAGTAACAGTTGTGGAAGCTGATTTTCAATTTCATCATAATAGTTTAGATTACATAATGTAAACTATTATGTAAACTAAAATATAAGTCATTAGTCATTGGTCATTAGTCAAATAAGCTTACCAGTTAGGAATAGTTGAATAAATGGTATACTCACCGCATAGAAACACCACCAACTACCATATGTTTTAACATCTTTATACATTGCTGCACTCATCATAAGTGCCGAAAACATTGCAATTGTGGTTAACTTATTAAGTCTACTCAAAAATAGAATCAAAAACGCAGAAACCACAAATACCGACCACATCCATTGTGTATTGTCATTCACCCAGTTCCAAACCAAACCCTCTCCACGACTTTGGGTGCACCAATAACTAGGGTTTGTCATCACTTCTCGGTTTGACCAAAAATAATACAACAATGATGCAATATAAATCGTAACCGCGACACTTGAGACCATTTGCCATCTTTTTGGTGTGAAAGCATAGAATAGTATAAACGCCATAATTGGCTGTCCAACATTTTGCACTAGAGCAATTTTAGATGCTAACTGGTTCATACCAGTACAATCTTGGTCACTCCACATAACTGCTTCGAGCAACTGCATTGAAATAACATATGCCATAAAGAGACCAAACACCTTATTGATTGCCAAACCACTTCTCCACAGTAAATAGCATCCTGTCCAACCAGCTACTAGTGACCCAATACTTGCATTTAATGAGTAGCACATTACACTATGTTATATACTATGATGTCATATAATAATCAGTCAAGCCAGGAAGTGCGAATGCCTCATCATCTGTTGAATACCAACTACTATGAGGCTTATGCCAAAAAGGGCGGTAATAGACCTTCCCTTTGGTAAACCAAGCAGCAATATAACTTAAAGAACTTGGTTCGATAATCAAATGGTCCGTACCTACAAACAAGCAAAATGAATCTTTTAAATCCGCATTGAGATGAAATTGAATGTCTACTGAACCATTCCGTTCATTCTTGTCAACAAATTCTAATAATGGCGCCACTTCTTCAAATTTCGCTTGGGATACAATATGGATTACAACGTCATCAGTTGTATCAATATTATCTAATGCTTCTTTAATGCGTCTGATGTAATAGCTCAGACTATATAGAAATGATTTATTACAAAACGAATTAGATACACGCAAATGAACACAGATGTGTTTGGCATGTGGTTTCATTTGATACTCTCGCATTTTTTGAATACGAGTGCAGTTCTTTCTCCAAAAGCTTTTGCGTATGGTCTCCATAAGTTCACAGTTATAGTAATGGTCTATGTTGAAATCAATTGTTTTGTAAATCTTACGAACATCAGTGTCTAAAAATAAGGCTGTTCTTTTAGGGAATAACTCATATAATGTAGTAAAATTCATCATATCATCAACAAACCCACTATCATCATCATCATTACGGTCCATTGTAATTACATGAGGCATACTAAACGACATATCTTTTGTGTCCAAATACAATGCTGTCCAGATATATAGCTGGAATTGGGAACCAAACCCATCTGTTTGGGGTTTACAAGTTATATATGTCATAACTATTACAACCTATATAACGAATCTTTATACGAATAACTATTCTCAAACATTCTATATTCCATATTCCATAATCCATATTCCATATTCTATATTCCATATTCTCAAATATTCTTATCATATCTATTTAGTTTGGGCATTTTCACTTTTGTAAACTTTTCAGAACCGATGCTATTTCGTAGTGTTGCTATCTTCCGTTTTCTCCAATCCGCACCAACGGCTTTCTTGCTCACTATGTATAAATCACCATTCTGAAGCGGAATTTCTACTGTCTTGCCAAAGCTATGCCAATCATACCACCATCTGAATTTCATAGTAGTGTTTACGCCAAGACACAATCCAATCTGTTTACACATTCCATCATTTCCGTGCCATCCAATACCAGTATACTCTGGATCATAAAATCTATGCGATTGAATATTCATATCATATATTCCACGGTCAAATGTTTTATTAATCCTATTCCGTAGCGACTGTAAACAAGTCACACTACGAAAGGGTATAATAGTCTCTTTACCATTTTCATAGTCAGGTTTTTGCTCTTCTTCACCAAATCGCAGATTTTTACGCGAATGCTGATGTAAAACTTTATTCCGTTTCCAATCATAATACTTTGTATCCCAAGGCAGCGCAACTTGTTCTTTATACAAATCAGTTGCATCTTGACGATCTAAATAATTCCTCCAAACAAGAACATATGCCTCTTCGACATCTGGACATCCAATTGGTATGTCCGTCGCATATTCATGTAGCATATACAAACTAAATCGTGCATTATATGGCTCTTGTGAATATGTCCTACAAATACCCATTAAGTCGTCTATTGTATATCCATCGTCAGTAGTGTCGTTTTTTAAGTAGGCTCCATAATCACATCCAGATTCACTAACTATCAAATTAATAGTCTCTGTCATCAGTATACGATTATCACGGCGTATTCGCGGTGTTGCTTTATTTATAATGCTGTTGAATCCTGATAGAACATTGATGCTCATAATGATATGAACGGCTGCTCAGTGTTTACTATATAATTCTAAATGTCAAACGCTGTTATACAGATGTATATACATCTATATAGATTTACATACATCTATTACAATGGACAGTCTGTGAGTTATGGTATATGTACTGTATTCACTAATAATTACATACACGATTTGTTGTTAGAAACGTTTTCACTCCAAAACTAAATACAATTGTTAAAAAGTCAATAATACTATTTGTAGTAACTAATTGTTTCGTTATCACATAATAAATAATACCATAAAATAAGTATTCTCTTGATAAATCCATCTTTGGACAAGAGTTTTCATACATTAAAATTAAAAGAAAACACAATAAGCACGAGTCAATGCGATGTGACATTTAGCCACGATACGAATTATTGCACTAGGAAACTATACTATTATTCAACTAGTAGTATTGTTTATACTCTTCTGTAATGTTAATTAGGCACAAGTTAGCATTTTATTGTATCCTAATCCAAGTGCTACGGCAACACCAACAATGCCACCAATAACATAATTACGCTGCATATCATAATACACTCGCTTCCATCCAGCGATTCTTTCCTTGGTATCAAGCACATCCAACATATGGATCCTTTTGGGTGCTAGTGTGTAATACAGGTTAGAAACAGCGAGAGAACCTGCTAATCCAACACACATCATACGCAGCACACTCACTCTACGAGTTGTATAAACCTCAAACAGAATCCACAAAGCTGACAGTGCCAAACCTAAAGCGATACCATTATGGAAAAGTGTGCGCCTTCGTTGAACAACCTGTTTGTATAAAGCAAGTTGCTTTTCATTCAGTGACTTTTGATAATCACCAGTTGGATCGGTAATAATCTCAACTATATAAAAATATACCAATTGGATTGCAAGAGCAAGTCCCAGTCCACATACCAGATTACAACCAACCATCATCTTATAATTAATTCTAATATTTTAACTCAATGTGTTTACAAAGATTTGTTATAATTGTATCTCTATATGATTCTAAGCATGGTTTTAATTGTTTATATACCAATGAATCTGTCACATCAGCAGCGCGTTTCATAATATATTTCTTTCTTGTGTTTACAGACGATTCGCTTTCCCATATTATACGCTGAACATATGCTTTTGGAATGTGTAGTTCTTGGCTTAATCGCAATA